ATGACACGATACGAACGAATTATTGCAACAATCGCCGATGAAACAGCAAAAGCGGAAGCGGCAAAAAAGCGCGGAGATGAAAACATGGAACGCTTCCATCGAAACGCGGCGGAAGGATTTCAAAGGCGCCTGCGCTCGCTCTCGCTCGACGAAGCGGCGGAGATTGCCGGATGAACGCGTTGCGCGACGTGAGCGAGAGCGAGGTCGTCCGCGAGGTGAAAGAGGTGATCCGAATCACCGGACTGAAGCTCCAGCGGATAAACACGGGGAGCTTTGCAATCGGCGAGGGGCGATCGAAACGGTTTATTAAAACCGCCGAAGCGGGAACGCTCGACTTCGAGGGTTACGACAATCGCGGGCGGCACGTGGGCATCGAGTGCAAGCGTCCCGTCGGCGGTAGGTTGTCCGACGCGCAGGCGGCGCGGATTGCGGACATAAACCACAAGGGCGGCGTTGCATTTGTGGTACGGAGCGGCGCGGAAGCGATGGAATTATTAAAAATTAATAAGTGTATATAGGGGGGTGCAAGATGGAGTTTGACAAAAGCCGTGTTTATACGGCGGTAAACGCGGATGAACTAAAAATCGGAAGCAAGTGTATGTTTGCGGATACGCTCGGAGAATTGCGAGCGTATATATGGAGTGATTATACAGGGAATGTGCTTAAAGGAATAGAAAACGAACACGAAGAAGAACGCTTTAGAGACGACCAAGATTCGTTGTGGTATTTAGCCTACCTCATCGAGCCGCCTGCCGAGCCGAAGTACAAGCCGTTTGAAAGCGTCGAAGAAGCGATGAAAGCGATTAAAGCACATGGTGGGTGGGTAAAAGACAGTGAAAGAAATCGGACTCTTTTAGTACATGCGTATGAAAACAATGATAAAGGGAGAAATCTTATGGTCGGCTTTAGCTGGGCCTCACTAGAAGATTTATATGAAATCTTTGTTTTCGCCGACGACGGGAGCCCGTGCGGGGTGTTGGTAGAGGAATAAATAAATCGCATAAAACAAATAGGGGGTGCATATGGAAATGGAAAAGGTGAAATTGTCGAACTTACAGCACGGCGTCGTGATTGATATGTTCGACGAAGAATTCGGCAAGGTGTTAAAGAACATCGCCGACGACAACGTCAAGCCGGATGCAACTCGGGAAATCTGTATCAAAATACAGATAAAGCCCGACAAGACACGGCAGACGGCGGCGACGAAGATCGACGTAACGAGCAAGCTCGCGCCGGTCAAATCGTCGGACGGCATGATGTTTATCGGCACGGAAGACAATGAAGTGGTTGCCTACGAAGACAATTACAATCAGCAGGAGCTCGGCATGGATAAGCCGACTATTTACAGAATGGCGGAAGCCGCAGGGGGACAATAAAAGTGGATAAAGCAACGATTGATAAAATCGAAGAGCTTGCAATACAAAACCGCACCGTCGAAGTTGACGGGCAGGTGTTCTCGGAGCACGAACTCAAGCCGGTGTTTTTTACGCCGCGCGCGGAATCGATCACCGTGCATAGCCTTTTGGGGTTTTGCACGTACATAAACGACGGTTTTGACGGGATGGCAAAAGATGACGTGATGGTCATTGTGAACGACACCGAGCATGTAAACCTTGCGAGTAAACTGCTTGGAAAAGACAAACGCCGCGAATACATCATCAACGCCGAGCTCTGCGAAGTCGAAGAATTCCCGTTCGGGAAATTTATGACGCAGGAAGAATTCGCAATCAAATTCCGAAGCCTTTTTGTGCCGAGCGAAAAGAACGACACGAACTACGTGTTGTCGTTTGTCTCCAAATTGTACGGCGGAACGTCCGTAACGACGGAAGACGACGGTATCACGCAGCAAGTCGGCGTATCGCGCGGCATGTCGGGCAAGTTGGCTGCAAGGGAATCGGCAAAGCCGATTGTAAAACTCGCGCCTTATCGGACATTCCGCGAAATCGAACAGCCGGAAAGCGAGTTTTTGCTCCGCACTTGCCTTGACGACAAGAACATACCGCGTGTTGCGCTTTTTGAAGCGGACGGCGGCGCGTGGAGAATTACGGCGATGCGTCGTATCGCCGAGTACATCGCAAAAGCGTGTCCCGATGTAAAAATCATCGCATGAGACACAGGCCGGGCGCAACGAAGATACACGGCGGGTGCAAGCCCCGCGCGCTCGAATAACGCAAGCGGCCGCGCGCGTTTAATAATTTTCAAGGGGTGCAAGAATGAATGAAATTATTAAAAAAGAAGCTACGGAGATTATCACCCCCGTAGACGAAAAAACAATCGTCGAATACCTCGACACGACGGGTTTGACAAAATCGCTCTTGCCGAAAGAAAAGGCGATGTTTGTGAATATGGCGCGGCTGTATGGATTAAATCCGTTTAAGCGCGAGATTTATTGTACGGTCTACGGCGAGGGGCAATATCGGCAATGCTCCATTGTTACCGGCTACGAGGTATATCTCAAACGCGCCGAACGGATCGGGAAGCTCGACGGTTGGCAAGCGCAAATAACGGGCAGTTTACAAGATGGGACGCTTGCCGCGACGGTTACGATCTGGCGCAAGGACTGGACGCATCCGTTTACGCATACGGCGTTTTATAGCGAGTGCGTACAGACGAGCAAGAAAACGGGCGAGCCGAATGCGATCTGGCGCAAAATGCCGAGCTTTATGGTGCGCAAAGTCGCAATCGCGCAGGCGTTCCGGCTTTGTTTTTCGGACGAATTCGGCGGGATGCCGTACACCAACGACGAGATGGGCGTAGATGCGCCGAAAGAACGCGACATCACGGGCGAAGCGACGGCGACGATTGCCGACGAAGCGGAAGTAAAAAACGAACCGAAATCGGCGGACGTCGTGCAAAACCTCGAAATGCTTTTGACGAAGTACGAAAGCCAATTAAGCGGAAAGCCGTACGAACTCGCCGAAGAAGCGCTCCGCACGGGAAGCGACGCGGAAGTCATTGCGATGTATGACCGCGTCGTCTCGTATCTCAAACGAAAAGGAATACAGGTAGGTAAATAATATGGCAGAAAAAAAACAAACGGAAACAAATGCGTTGCAGTTGGTTGTAACGAAGAATGTTACGGGCGTACTCGAAACAAATATCGCGGGTTTGGAACTGTATGTCGATGAGAAGCTCAAAAGCTATACGCCCGAAACGTATTTGGGAGACGCGGACGCGGCGAAAAAAGACCGTGCGGAATTGAACAACGCGCAAAAACTCTTATCGCAATCGCGTATCCAGCTCATGAAAGAGCTCATGAAACCTTATGCCGATTTTGAAGCGCGGTGCAAGACACTTGAAAAGAAGATCGGCGAAGCGAGCGGGAAGCTCGACGAAATCGTCAAGGCAAAAGAGGCGGAAGAAAAACGGGCGAAAGAAGCGCGCGTCAATGAACTTTGGCTCTCTAAAAAATTCGACGTCGCACCGCTCGAAAAAGTTTTTAATCCGAAGTGGCTGAATAAAACGACAAAAGAGAGCGACATCAGCGCGGAGATGGACGCGATTATTAAGCGTATTTATTCCGACCTCAAAATCATCGAAAAGTACGGCGACGACGCCGAGACACTCAAGGCTCATTATCTTATGTGTCTGAACATCTCCGATACGATGGACTACGGCGAAGAACTCGCGAAACAGCGGGAAGCCGTTGCAAAGGAAAAAGCTGAACGCGAAGCGCGAGAGCACGGAGAGCAGATCGAAAAGCAACGCGCGGAAGTACGGGAAGACAACGCGCGGAAAATACAAAACGCGCCGATTGACAGGCTCGCGCAAGCGGCACTCGGTATTGAAAAACCGTCGGAAGAAAAAGCGACCGAATACGTTGTAACAATCCGCATAAAGCCGTCGGAAGTCAACGAGGTAAAATCGCTCCTTACATCGAACGGTATCGAGTATGTTGGTTTTGAGAGGTTGGATTTTTGAGCGAGGCAGGTATGACGGCGATTATCGCAATCCCCGCGTACGAGACAGCGGCGGCGAAGTCGAAAATCTTTCCGTCGGTGCTTAAATGCGCCGAATGGTTTTCGACGACGTCCGGCCGGATTAAGACGCACATCAAAAACGGCAAAGAGTACGCGGGATATTTTTTCGATGTGGCAATCGAAAAGCAAGGGGGCAAAAATGACGGGTGAACTTGCAAAGAAAGACATTACAAGCATCTGCGAAGCGGTCGGCATAGTGATCGATCGTATGCCTGCAGGCGAGCAGTTTTCGGGGTATGACTTAAAAAACGCGGTCGCGCGAATATATCCCGATTGCGTAAATTGCTACGTCGATACGGTGCTTCGTTGCGCGCGGTTAAAACGGCGCGGAAGTTTTTTTGTCGTAAATCGGCACAAAAGTTTGTATCAAAAACGGGGGTAAATTATGACGGACATCAATCACGTATTGGTTATCGGGAGATTAACAAAAGACTTCGGTGCTGACCCGCGAACGTTTTTTTACACGACGGGCGGGACGGCGTGCGCAAAGGTGAGCATCGCCGTAAATCGCAGCGTAAAACAATCGGACGGGCAATGGACGGACGAAGTGAGCTTTTTTGACGTTACGATCTGGGGCAAGACGGCGGAAAATCTGAAACCGTATCTTGTCAAAGGGAAGCAGATCGCCGTCGACGGCTATCTGAAACAGGATCGCTGGCAAAAGGACGGACAGAATTTCAGCAAGATGAACATCGTTGCGAATTCGGTACAACTGCTCGGCGGCGGGACATCCGCGCCCGAAAGTGCGCCCGCGCAGCAGGTGCCGCCGCGAATGCAGGGAAACTATATGCAATCGCAACAGCAGGTGTATCAAACGCCTGCCGCGCAACAGCAATTCGGCGGGGGCGATGATTTTCCCAAAGATTTGCCGTTTTAAGAGCGGCGGCGATGGTAACGGTTATTTTGCATCGAGAGTACGTCAAGGGACATATCGCGTTTGCAGTGCCGAGCGATACAGCGATCCGCGAGGCGATAAAGCGCGAACTCGTAAAGTGCCGCGACAAACACAACGATTATGTACTCGTTACCATCGCATCACCGAAGCGCCCGCGCACGACGGGAGAGCGATCGCAAAATCATCACCTCAATGGCCATATCATGCAAATATGCGCCGAAACGGGTAACGATTACGACGTGGTAAAAAACGCTGTGAAAATGATTGCAGTTGAACAGATGGGCTATCCGTATACGGATTTTCACGGGGTGATTACCCCGAAAAGCGAAAGCGAAAGCAGTACCGACGAGTGCGCGAAACTCATTGAAGCCGCGCACATACTCGCGGCGGATTTGGGAATAATTTTACGTGAGGATTGAGATGATAAAAACTAATCCGATAATCGTTGCCTCGTTTGAGGAAACCGTCCAGACCAGTGAATACGACTGGAAAGACGTATTGCTCACAAAGGTATGCGACGAAAACACGACCATCGGAGAGCTTGTCGAATGGGCGGGGAAAAACCTCGATCGGGATTATTTTGAAATGAAGCTCACGCGGGGCGATAGATGACATATCTCTCCGTTTGTTCGGGAATAGAAGCGGCTTCGGTTGCATGGGAAGCGCTGGGCTGGAAAGCAATCGGCTTTTCGGAAATCGAGCCGTTTCCGTGCGAGTTATTAAAACAAAAATATCCGAACGTAAAAAACTATGGAGATATGACAAAGTATGAAAACTGGGACATCGGACAATTTGACATTTTGGTCGGCGGAACACCTTGCCAGTCTTTCAGCGTCGCGGGAAAGCGAGGCGGAACAAACGACATTCGCGGACAGCTCATGTATGCCTATTTGGGAATTGTGGCGACATATCGCCCCCGCTGGATTGTATGGGAAAACGTACCCGGCGTTTTATCCTCGAACAGCGGATATGATTTTGCGACCTTCGTTGCAGGGCTGGAAGAATGCGGGTATGGGTGGGCGTACAGGGTGCTTGACGCTCAATACTTCGGAGTCCCCCAACGACGCCGTCGAGTCTTCGTTATCGGACATATTGATTACAGGACATACCTTGCCTCAAAAGTATTGTTTGAGCCGGAAAGCGTGCGCAGGGATATTACGTCGCACGCAGAAGCGAAAAAGGAAACTTCCGGCGCTATTGGAAAAAGCATTAACTATTTCCGTCGCGGGGGAAATTACAAATATCACGTAGATGAGAAATCATCCACGTTGAGATGTACCGCAGCTAATGATTGTTTCGATTTAATTTTAGATAACGGCCGAAAAATACGGCGCCTTACTCCGGTTGAATGCGAGCGACTACAGGGCTTCCCCGATAACTGGACACGGATTAGCTGGCGCGGTAAATCGGCTGACCAATGTCCCGACACCCCGCGATATAAAGCAATCGGAAATAGTATGGCGGTACCGGTAATGCGGTGGATCGGAAACAGAATCGAGAGGTGCTCAAAATGACGGAGCAGCAGAAAGAACAGCGCCGATACGCGCTCGCAATAAGCGGTAGGGTGTGCGAAGTGTGCGGCGCGCCGCTCGGAGCGAGAGCGCAGGGTGCGCATCGCATCGGAAATACGAAAGCAAACCGCGCGAAATACGGCGATTTTGTTATCGATCACCGATACAACGTCGGGATGACGTGCAGTCTAAAATGCAACGCGGTGCTTGATATAAGCCGCGATGACGGAGCGTGTATCGCGCTCTGTAAAAACATATACGACACGGAATTATTAAAATACGGGGGTAAATAAATGAAAGCACGTGTACTGTATTTATCCGGCGCAACAACGAACAACCCGAACTACAAGCGGGATTTTGAAAAAGCATACAAAGACTTAACCGACGTGGGTTATACCGTAGTATCGCCGATTGATATTTGCGACGACAGCTGGAGCTGGAGTACGTGTATGCGCCGCTGTATCGAAGTGCTGGAAACGCAATGCGATGCCGTTGCGATTATCCCGCCGGAGTACGATTCGGTGGGAATGGAGCTTGAAATGCAAATAGCCGAGCGGCTTGGTATGCGAGTAAAAACGGTTGAAACTTGGATAAAAGAGGGAAAAAATGAGCGATAAAATAAAACTTTACGAAGTCAAGAAAGGTTATTGCAAAAACGGTGACTATTATATGGCGTGGAGTTTGTACAACAAATGGACAGGTTTGATGCGACCAGTAAAAGGAGCGGCTGAAATGGACGGGGAGAAGCACCAAAGGGCGCTCGAATATCTTTTTAAAGGTAAGGATGAGTAAATAATATGACATTTACTTTTAAAAAATGGAAAGCACACCACTACGACAATGATAGACCTGTTGAACCTTACAGCGAAAGCGAAAACGCAGAGCAATGGGCGATGATTGCTTATTATGCAGAAGATAAACTACAAGAAGCATTTAACGCAGGTAGAAAAATACAAAAGAGCAAAAAGAAGTTTTGGGGAATAGTAAAGAGAGTGCTCGTGGCATCATATGTATTTTATATCACGACGAATATGGCGCTGGGATATACAAGTGGCGATCAAATAAAAGTAATCTTTTGTGGCTTTTGCCTTGTGCTATTTGAACTGGCGTTAATACTTGGAAAGTAAGGGGTAAATAAAATGGCGGAAAGTTTTGTTTTTTACGCTTCATTTGCCGAAGCAATGGACGAACTCGACAACGAGCAGTACGGAAAACTTATGCGGGCGATTAATAATTATGCGTTATTTGATAAAGTGCCCGATTTAGATGGCGTGCCTAAAATGCTTTTTACGCTCATAAAACCGCAGCTTGACGCAAATAAAAAGCGGCGTGAAAACGGAAAGTACGGGGTTTTTGGCGGTAGACCCAAAAAAGAACCCAACGAGAAGCAGAAAGAAAGCAGTATTATAATAGAAGAAAAACCCAATGGGTTGTTAAACGGTGTACAAAACGAAAACCCTATGGGTTTTGAAAATGACGGTTTGGGTTTACCAAAAAATAACCCTAATGTAAATGATAATGTAAATGTAAATGTAAATGATAATGTTAATGATATAGGCGCTAAAGCGCCGGAGCCTAGCGGATCCCCTGCTCCCAAACGCACCCGATTTATAAAACCGTCCCTTGTCGACGTAAAAGCCTACTGCGCGGAACGGGAAAACAACGTAGACCCCGAGAAATTTATAAATTACTACGACTCGAACGGCTGGCATGTCGGAAAAAATCCTATGAAAGACTGGCGCGCGGCAGTCCGCACGTGGGAAAAAAATAATTTCCAAACCTCACCGCCGAAAAACGGCATGGACGGCGATCAAAGTCAGCAATCAAAGGCGAGCGAGATCGTCAAAAACTGGAAAACGGGGGTATACGCATGAGCGATCTGAATACACAAATACGCTCGATCGGGTGCGCGATCGACACCGAAATCGAGCGCTTACAAAAAATCCGCGACGACTTGCTCGCAGACCCGGAAGCGGCTCGCGAGTGGGATAATCGGGCTCGGGAAGCCGAACGCGAATACTACGCAGTGCTCGCCGAAAGCACGTATAAAAAAATCGTGCCGCCGAAGTTTTTTTATATACCTCGTATACTCTACACGGCGGGGAGCGAAGCGCGCGTGAGGTTTTACCGCGAAGCACTGGCAGCATTTGAGCGCGTCAAGGCGGGGAAGCCCGTGTCGATTTTAATGCTCGGATCATCCGGCATCGGGAAATCGTACCTTGCCTGCTGGATGATACACGAGCTTATACATACGCAAAAGCGCGACAACACGTATGATTTGCCTGCGTACTGGTCGGGCGATTATGTTACCGGCGCAATGCTTTCAGCTCGGTATAAAAACGCCGAATCGTTTGGATCGCATGAAACCCGCGACAGAATTTCCTACGAGCTGACCCTCGCAGATTTTCTCGTTGTGGATGAAATCGGGCGAAAGAAAACGCAGTGGGAGCAGGACGCGATTTTTGACATTGCCGACAGCCGGCAGAAAAGCACGGTGTACATCAGCAATCTGTCTCTTGAGGATTTCGCGAATTACGTCGGCGCGGCGGTAATAGACCGGCTCAACCCGACGAAATGTTTGATAGCAACGGTGGGATGCGAGAGTTGGAGAGTGTAGCGGACGAACAGCTTTTATTGCCGTTTGATTTCGAGAAGCCGAAAATTGACGTTGCGAGCATACCGCATTTTGACGCCCCGCAAGACGATAATGAGCAGTTGCTCGAATATCAGTACCAGTACAAAGTCAAGGGAAAAGAAAATGCGCTCTCAAAGATGTACGAGCTTGGCTATGTGATTTCTCGGCGTTATATCGCCACAGAAGGGCAGCAGAATTGGAAAGTCAAGCTATTGAGCCGCGACGACAAGGCGGAAAAGGCGCATAACGCGATAACGTACATCATCGCGCGATACAAGCGCGTACCGACGTTTTTTATTGCAAAAAATTTTACGGCGTATTTATTTCTGCGAGTGCGGCACGAATTGTACTACACGCGCAAGGTAGATAAATTGATAACGTATGTGGATTATTTGTAAGGGGGAAACGAAATGAAAGAATTACTTAAAGAAGTTGAATTGTCGGTAAAAAGCGAGTTAGAGCGGGCGAACAGGGTACACCCGTTGTTTAATTCGCCGCACGAAGCATACGCGGTAATTAAAGAGGAAGCTGAAGAAGCGGAATTCGAATTAAAATACGCAAATGAACGTCTTAGCGAGTTTTGGAATTCTGTTAAACACGACAGATACGAAATTGGTATGTGCGATTGCTTAAGTGCAGTCAAAGAATGCGCGATGAACCTTGCCGCCGAAGCGATACAGGTTGCGGCAATGGCGCAAAAGGCGATCGACAGCATAGAGGTAAAACAAAAATGACTATATATGTATGGAGATAACCTGTAAAACAAACGACACCCTGCCATTGTCGGCATTGACCGAGTTTCAGGGCGGGCTAAAAAAACGTAGCGAAGATGATTATAACAAAATCATAAAGAGCATAAATAAATACGGTTTTGCTTTTCCGTTTTTTGTTTGGCAGCACGACGGCGTAAATCACGTACTCGACGGACACGGCAGGCTCGGCGCGTTGCAACGTATGACGGCCGTAGGTGAGAGCATACCCGATTTACCCGTAGTGTACGTAAACGCAAAAGACGAGGCGGGCGCGAAAAATCTATTGCTTCGGCTGAACTCAAGCTACGGGCAAATGACTAAAGAAAGTGTTTTTGATTTTATCGGTGATTTTAATGTTGATATTCCCGATTTACAGTTACCCGATGGAATATTAAATATCAATGACGAGAACACTACAAACGCGATTGCGGATCCAGACGGCATCGAATTAAAAGAGAAGTTTGAAGTAATTGCGACCTGTGCGAATAGTGCCGAGCAAGAACAGCTTTTTTATCGTTTAACGAAAGAAGGTTATCAAGTAAAAATCTCGACGATGTAAGGAAAAGTAGAAATGAAAAAAACTTTTGACATTACACGAACAAATAAAATAAGCGAAAAATCATTTCGCGTCGCGCAGATTTTCGATCAATTTGATTTACAGTCCGAAAATCTCATAGAAAGATTTTCAGGAAAGTTTGAGATACCCGAAAACTGGAACGTCGGGGTGATAGTTGGGAAATCAGGTACGGGAAAAACGACGATTGCAAAAGAAGTTTTTTCGTCTGCGCTTTGTAATTTTACCTATAGCGCCGAAAGCGTAATTGATGATTTTGATAAATCTTTGTCATTTAGCGAAATTACATCTGTTTTAGCGAGTGTTGGTTTTTCTTCGCCGCCGTCATGGGTAAAACCGTATAGGGTTTTGTCAAACGGTGAAAAAATGCGGGTAGATTTGGCGCGAGCAATTCTTTCGGGAAAAGATATTATCGCTTTTGATGAATTTACTTCTGTGGTGGATAGAGAGATTGCAAAACTCGGAAGTTTCGCTCTCCAAAAGGCAATAAGAAAAGGCAATAAGAAGTTTATCGCAATTTCCTGTCATTACGATATACTCGATTGGCTCGAGCCGGATTGGATATTTTATACCGATGATATGAAATTTGAGATAACAAGGGGGTTACTTCGGCGACCCGAAATCAAACTCGATATCCGAAAGACACGAGGAAATTGGCGATATTTTAGCAAGTATCATTATTTAAGCCATTCGTTTTCAAGGGCGGCGCAAGAGTTTACGGCATACATAAAAGAAAAACCTGTTGCGTTTTGTGCGTATATAAACTATCAACACAATCACTATCGACACATGAAAATGATACATCGAATAGTCGTGTTGCCCGATTATCAGGGCATAGGCATCGCGCAGCGATTATTAAATTTTGTTTGCAATTGGATAAAGACAAATACAAACGCAGATTATATTAGCCTCGTAACATCACTTAACGGGTTTGCTAAGAGCATATATAAAAATAAATATTTTAGACTTGTTTCGCAAGGTCGTAAGAACCTTAACGATAAAAAAAGTCTAAATAAAAGTTCGTCCGCAGGACGCAACACATATTCATTTAAATATATAGGAGAAAAATAAAGACGTTTAGTCCGATACGTCCGAGAGAGTATGAGTAGGCGAAAAAACTACAAAAAAGAAGATGTACTCAAGGCAATAGACGGCAGCGGCGGGCTTATTACGACGATTGCGAATCGTATGCACTGCGATTGGCATACGGCAAAACGCTGTATTAATAAATGGGCGGAAACACGACAGGCGTATATCGACAGTGAGGAAACAGTCCTTGACTTTGTCGAGGGGAAAGCAATCGAGCGGGTAAAAGAGGGTGACGGCTCTATGATACGGTTTATCCTTGCAACAAAAGGCCGTAAGCGCGGGTACGGCGAAAAGCCCGTAATAGACGAAAACGCCGCAGAAGATACCGAATTGAGGATAATTATCGATGACGATAAACAGTAGCAGCATTTTCGCAAAAACGTATAACAAGGCATTCCGCGCAATCCTCGCGCACGAAAAAGAGCGCTACACTTTTCCCGGCGGGCGCGCGTCATGTAAGTCGTCGTTTATCAGCCTCGTAATCGTTATTTTAATCGTTATGTTTCCGTCGTACAACGCGCTTATTGTGCGTAAGACGGCGAAAACCTTACGCCGCAGTGTATTTGAGCAGATTGTCTGGGCGATACATAAACTGGGGTTACAAGGGCGGTTTAAAATCCCTGCGAGCAAGACGGCGGCGCTTCCAATAACATATATTCGCAAAAACGGGCGGACGCAGGAAATCATATTCGCAGGCTGCGACGACCCCGAAAAACTGAAATCGATTAAAGTTGCGAACGGCTATTTTGCTATTTTATGGATTGAGGAAAAAACGGAATTTATCGAAGCGGAATTGCAAAATATCCGCATATCGGTTTTGCGCGGCGGAGAAGCGTTTTATATTTTTGAAAGCTATAACCCGCCGAGTGCTAAACGGCACTGGTGTAACATTGAAGCGCGGACGCGCGACGTAAACCGTCTGGTGCTCCATACGACGTATAAAGACGTGCCGCGCGAATGGCTCGGCGAGGCTATTTTACACGATATTGAACACACGAAGAAAACAAATAAGCGCGCGTATGAAAACATATATCTGGGCAAAGCGACCGGTACGGGATTAAACGTATTCGAAAACGTCGAACTGCGCGAAATTAAAGACGACGAAATAAACGGCTTTGACGTCATAAAGCGCGGCGTTGACTGGGGCTATTATCCCGACCCGTTCCAGTACGTGGCAATGTCGTATCGCAACGAAACGCTGTATATCTTCGACGAACTTCGGCTTTATAAGCATGGAAACATCGAAGCGTACCGCGCATTAAAAGACCACATGAATAAAGCATTTGTGAAACTCGGCGGGAACCTTGAGGACGGCGGAGACCGCATAACGACGGAGCGCATAACAGCCGACAGCGCGGAGCCGAAAAGCGTTGCGGACTTTCGCGCGTTTGGAGCGGATATGCGCGGCGCAATAAAGGGAGTGGGAAGCCGCGACGCGGGTTTTAAGTGGCTACAGGGCTTGAAAAAAATTGTCATCGACCCTGACCGCTGCCCGCACGCAGCCGATGAGTTTACGCTCTACGAATACGAACTCGACAAACGCACGGGAGACGTTATGACAGGCTATCCCGACGGGCAAGCCGACCACACGATGGACGCAGTGCGCTATGCGATGGAAAGCACGTTCCGACACGCTGGCGAATAAATGACTATATAAAGAGGGGCAGAAATGATAGCGCAGATAAGGGGATTTTTTATGAATATATTAAACCTTTTCCGCTCGTACACGATCGAGCAGATAACGGGAATTGAAACGAATATTACCGGCGAGATGTACGAGCGCATATCGTTGTGGGCGGACATGGTTGCGGGGCGCGCGCCGTGGAATGATAAAGCGCCGCCGTGCGGGATTTTAGACCAGATCGCGGGCAGGTTGAATAATCTTGTAAGCCGTGAAATCGGGCTTGAGGTTGAAAATGAAGCGATTGCCCCGCCGATGTATCACTTAAACGATAACGTTGATAAAGTTGTTGAATACATCACCCTACTCGGCGGCTGCGTAATCCGCCCGATTTACAGCAACAGCAAACTGCAGTACGAAGCAATCCCGCTGGGGAACTATCTTCCTATCCGCTATGACTTCGATGGCACGCTTACCGACGCTTTAATCATGAAAAATATCATCGACGGGAACAAAAGGTTTTTACTGACCGAAGAACACGATTTTGACGGCGCGCACCATACGGTAAAGTGCACGCTTTACGCAAACGAGGGCGGCGCATTAAAACTCGTGTCGCTTTCGTCGTGTGCGCAGACGGCGAATATAACGCCGGTGTACACATGGCAAAACGTCGCGCAGCCGATGATTATCGAATTCCGCAATCACGCAGTAAATAAAATCGACGGAAGCAATGTGCCGGTTGCGCTTATCGCAGGCGTTGAAAATCTTATTAAAGACGCAGATGAGCAGTACGAGCGTATGAACTGGGAGCAAAAGGCGGGAGAGGCGCGCGTCTGGGCTGACCGCGATATGTTCGCAAAGCGCACAATCCGCGACGGAAAGACACTCGGCGTCCAGATGACAAAAGAGCTCAACCGCCTCGTTACGATGATTGACGGCGACGGAAGCGCAGAGGGTAAAAAGATAATCGAGCATACGCCCGCGCTCCGTACCGACGCACAAAATGCGATGTTGCAACAGATATTCCGCCGTATCGAATTAAGCTCGAATATCGGTAAGGGCACGATAAGCGACGCCGAAGCAGTCCAGCAGACGGCGACGCAGTACACGGGCGGGCGTCAAGAACTGTACGCAATCGTCGATCGTATCGAGGACGAAATCAAAGCCAAATATCAATTGTGCGCGAACGTATTTGCATACATGGCGGCGGCATACGGAATCGGGCAAAACGACGCGACGATAACGGTTACGTGGAACGACGACCAGACGCGGAAGGATATGTCGCAGGCGAAGGCACTTGCAATAAATGAAATCAATGCGGGCGTAAAAAGTAAATGGGAATATCGTCATGATTTTTACGGCGAGGACGAAGCAACGGCAAAAGCGAATGTGCCTATTCCCGAAGCCGCACCGGATCCGTTTAATTTTGGAGTGTGAACATGAGCGGGAAAAACGACAAGAAAGTAAGACGGGAAGTAAAACACGCGGTACGAAGCGCGAGCGGGAAACTGTATGACGAAATCAAAGAGATAATAAACGCATATCCGCTTCGTACGCGTTTATGGTTTGCATGGCGTATCGTGCAGGGCAAGTGGTAAATGCTCTCTCCCCGTTATCTTGAGGGCGCTGCCGACACGCTCGTCGAAATCTATTCGCAACTCGAAACCGACATCTTACGCGATATGGCACGACGCATTGCAAAGCTGGGTAAAGTTACCGACGCGACCGATTATCAATCGCGTATACTCGCCGAAGCTGGCGGATTAAGACAAAACATCGCAAAGATATTAAAAGGCTACGACAAAAAAATTATTAAAGCCGTGCAGGATGCGTATACCGAAGCGCTTAAAAAAAGCACGGCAAACGACAACCGAATATTCAAATCGGCAACAGGGCGCACGGTAAGCGACCAGAGCGCACAACAGACACTCGCGACCGTGCAGAACGCGCATAGTAATTTATCACGTCTGACACGTACAACAGCCGCGACAAGCCAACAGCAATTCGTCCGGCAGGCAAACCGCGTTTTTATGGAAGTGCAATCGGGCGCGTTTGACTATGAGAGCGCGACAAGGCACGCCGTAAACGATATGGCGTCTCGCGGGATAACAACCGTGCAGTATCAAGGCGGGAAGCCCGTAACACGTACGATAGAAGCCGCCGTGCGAATGAATGTTTTAACCGGCATAAATAATACAGCGGCGACGGTAACGATGAGCAACTGCGAGGATTTAGGTTGCGATTTAGTCGAAGTGTCGGCGCATATCGGAGCGCGAAACCGAGACGGGGTGAACGCATGGAGCAATCATGAGGCATGGCAAGGGAAGATATACAAGCTAAACGGCAGTACCGACAAATACCCGAACTTTTACGATACGTGCGGCTACGGGGAAGCGGACGGAATATGCGGCATAAACTGCAGGCACTCGTTTTATCCGTATTTTGAGGGCGCCGAAGCCCGTTACAGTAATAACGAGCTCGACAACATGAGCGATAAAGAAGTCGAGTACAACGGGCAGAAAATGAGCCAATATGAAGCGGAGCAACGGCAACGCGGTATCGAACGGAATATCCGAAAGTATAAACGCCTTGCCGAAACGCAGGACGCGGCGAATATAGACAACACGCAGGCGCGGCAGAAAATCGGCGAATGGCAGGCGCGGGCGCGAGACTTCAGCAAACAGACGGGATTAGAGCGCGAATATACGCGCGAACACATCGGTACGGAAGGCGGGAAGCAGCCAACAAAGACAACTCCAAAAACCGAACTCACGCGCGCACACGCGGAAAACAGGTTTCCCGATGAAAAATGGAACAAGATTAACGACAATCTATTTGTTGCAGAAAGCAGAAACGCCGTAAATAAACAGCAAGAACAGATTTTTGATAAAGAGCTTGAGATGTCGAAAATCGCCGCGCGACACGGACACGTCGTTTATATGTTGCCCGAAAAAAGCAAAGGGAAAAATTGTGATGTCATAATGGACGGCGCTTTGACAGAATACAAGCGGATTACAGGCAATGGAAACGCGCTCTCGCACCGGTTCAGAGAGGCGTTAAAACAAGGGCAAGATGTTTTTTTGAAAATCGACGCCAACATATCGGTCACGCGAACAAAAGAACGTTTGCATGGTGTATTAAAAGATAAAGATAACGATGATGTTATTTATTGTTATTTTAACAAAGATAAAAAATTGTACAGGTGGAAGATGTCTATTTTAAAATAA